AAACAAACAAAGGAGAACAAACAATGGCTAACCAAATAAAATCATTTCAAGGATATGTAAACCAATCTTTGATGGACGCAGGTAAACACAAGACAGAAGACTACTTAGAGATAATGACTGGGTTGTTTAAACAAGGACACCTAAACATACACCAAGTATTTCTGTTTATGCAGACCTTAATAGTTAGGGCAGAGGATAAGAAAGTAAGAAGTTACTTAGAACTTAACCCAACTATTGCTAATAATGTGCAAGACACAATAGACTATGGATTCGTAACAGAGGATGGAGAGTTAACCCAACACTGTATTGACACTCTAACTAAAGAGGGTTACGCAGATATGTTAGAAACAAAGGAGGTTGTTTAAACATGGCTAAAAGATATGAAATTAAATATCAAGTAGTACGAATTGGATTTGGGGATACTAAAGAGGAGGCTATTGAGGATGCTAGATATTATGAGGAAAATCCTTATGATAATCCATTAAAAAATGCAGAAGTTATTGCAATAGAGGAGGAAGAATAATGTTTCTAGTAGTAACTAAAGAATGTATACATTGTGGGCAGACAGGTACAGTTATGGTGGATGAAGAAAAATACAGAGAGTTTAAACAGACACCTAAACATTTAAGAAGATTAATACAAGATATTTTTCCCGAAACAAGTAGAGAGTTGCGAGAGCAACTGTTAACAGGGGTACACCCAGAATGTTATGATGATATGTTTAGAGGAGAGGGAGAATAATGACACCATTAAAACAACTCTATCGTTTAAAAGATAAAGAGAAGAAAAACTATAAAAAACTTAATAAAATACACAAGGAAAATTATTGTTTACATTGTGGTTACTTAGGTGGGGATAGTGAAGAACAAAGACAATGGGAATTAAATTACATTAAACAAGAGGGCGTTTGTAGTGCTTGTGATAATGAAGATTTAATACAAGATATTGCAAAGAGAGAGGGAGAATAATGGCTAAGTTAGTTATTCACGCATACACAAAAGATGAAAATAATAGATACGAAAATACTTACCAAGAGTTGCTTAAAACAGTAAGCAATTCTTTAGGTGGTTATGTAGCTTGGATTGATGTTGTTGACACAACAAATGAAACTACATTTGAACACGAGGATAGATTAGAGGAGGAAGAAAGACAACAGACACATTGTTCAAGTTGCAACAAGATAACTAACTCTAGTAGAGCAGATTATCAAGATGAGTTTACTTGTAATGATTGTGGAGCAGAAGTACAGGAGGAGGAATAATGTCTTATGTAAATCAAATAGATTGGAATTGTGGTTGTATGCGTATGACAGAATTTAATTATAGAACACATAAAGAACGAACAGTAGGCAGAAGTTATTGCAATAAAAAGAATTGTGATAGAAGATTACAAAAAATATAGGAGGAAGAATAATGGCTAAAGTAAGAGATAGTGAAGTTGTAGTAAACAAAAAATTAATAAACACTTTGTTTGATGAATCAAAGCAACTAGAAATTATGACAAAGAGATATAACTTTGTTGTTGATTTGTTAGATGAAGACCAACAAAGAACTTTACGACAATGGTATATAGATACAGGTGTAATAAAAGAGGGAGAATAATGTTTAAACAGGCAGTAGGATTTCCCTTTGTTTCCCTACTGCCTACACCTCTAAGTAATATTTATAAAAGACTATACATATAGACAGGGAAGACGCTATAATTAAACATATATTGACATAGGAGAACTATGAAGTACTTAGTGAGAAGTCTATCCATGTTCGGTGGTAGTGAAACATGGAAGTTTGATGACAAGCACGAGGCTATGTGCAAGGTTAGAGAACTTAAAGACACAGGTGGAATGTTCTTAGTAAGAGTTATAGAACTAGAACCTGCTAACTAAATAAACAAACAAAAGAATATGAGGATAAGGAGGAACAAATGCCTAACATATTTAATGAGCCGAAAGAACTAAAGAAGTGGGCTATCAAATTAGCTAATGCTTGTGGAGGACAACGAGTAGAGAAGACTTTAGTTATGACTAAGGTTAACCCCCAACGCATAATTGAATTGATGGATGAGTTTGTTAAAGACCACAATGAGAACACAATAAAGATAGCTAAACAAATGGAGGAGGAATAATGGATTGGTGGATACCGATACTTATAGCAGTGTTACTAATATCTTTAGTGATGTTAGCCATGACACTGGTAGCAGTCTGCTTATGGATTTATAACAACATACCTTTTAGATATGTAAGACTAAATAAAGACGCAGTAAATTTCATAGACGAATTACAAAAAGATATTTATAAGGAGGATATATAAATGGGAATACAAGAAGAACAGTTGTTGAAACAACTAGATAGAATACAAAAAGATATTGAGTTACAAAAAAAAATACTTGATGAGAAACTAGAGCAGAGAAAAACTGTCGTTAGGTTTTGTTACAATACTAAAAAAGTATCTGCAATAAAAATAGCACAAGCTCTTAACATGACCAGACAAAGAGTGTATGTACTTATAGAGGACAAGAAGGACGAGGAGGAATAATGGACAAAGAAACACAGAAGAAATTAACTAAAGACTTTCCTAAAAGTGTTGTAAAGAAAGCACCACAAGGTAAGTTTGGCGACTATGTACCACATCACATTTATACACAGAGATTAGTAGATGTTATTGGTGGAGGTTATGACTTTACCTTTGAAGAAACCAGAGATAAAACTGGAGCAATCATAGGTGCTAAGTGCAGACTGTACATTAAGTCATCAGACCAAACGATAGAAGAAGTTGGGGATGTTGATATGAATGCAGTAAAAAGAAACATAACTGAATCAGAGATACTGAAACTTGCAGTATCAGATGGTATTAAAAGATGTTGTATGAGATTAGGTATTGGCTTGGAGCTATGGACAGGTGGCGTTACAGAGGAAGAACACTATTCAACGCCACAAGTAGAAGTATCTAAACCTAAGATGACTAAGGACAAAGAGGACATTGAGTCATTAGAGAAAGCGAAGAAAGAGTTTGCTGAATCTATACAGGAAAAACCAGTCAAGAAAGCAGAGGGAAAAAATGCTAAACAACTTAACTCTGTAATATCTGGATTTGGTTTACCAGAAGATGTAGTTAAGGTGTACAAAGCCACTGCGTTTAAACAGTCAGGACTTTCAAATGATGTTGAGTCTTGGTCTAATGATGACATGAGTAAATTTCTAGACTTGTTTGAGGAGCAGACAAAGAAAGAAGTAACACCCATAGAAGAAGTATTTGGAGAAGTTGCAGACATATCTAAGTACTGCCCAGAATGTGGAAAGACAGAGTACATAGAAGACAACAGAGAAAAGAAGCAATCAGACCCTAAGTTTGCCAACATACCTAGTTGGACTTGTAGCAACTACAAGGAAAAAGATGGTTGTGGTTGGACTGCTTGGGGAGATACTGACTGCCCAACAGAATGGCTTTAGAACAGACAGGTGGCGTTAGTTTAGACAAATTAATTAATAGGATAAAAGAAAAATATCCTAATCATAATTTTGATGTGCCACCTGAACCAGATACTAAATGTAAAAGTCAGTTTCAATGTAATGGTTTACGCAACATAACCTATTACGACAAAGACAACAATATCTTTTGTGGCAGAAGATATAAATTACAAGACGACAAGAACCCTAACTCGTGGGAATACCGAGAATGTCATGCCCTATTACAAAAAGGACAGCAAGGACAAGAACCCACAGAGTTACCATTTTAAGGAGGACTATTGACAAACAAACATACTGATTCCTTTGACGACAGGAACAAAAAAAACAAATACGATATGGCAGACGAGTGTATGCAGAAGTATTTAAAGTCAGAGGGACTAATAGAAAATAAGGACTGGATGAAAATTGGTACTGACCCTAAGACTAATGACATGAAGTTGATGTGGTTAGCTATACAGATACTATTGATACCAGATTATATCTTTGTTATGAAAGACAAGTTATATCTAGCAGAGGTAAAAGGTACACTTAGGTTTAAAGAAAGTGACTACCTACATTTAAAAGAGATGTATGAAAGGTCAGAGCCTTATGACAATGTAAGAGTAGGCATAACTTACTTCGCTCATCCTGATGCTAAACCTGTTTGGTTATCTTTTACTAAGATAAATGCACAGTGGAATGACGAAAGAATACCTATTCAGTACTATCCAGAGTTAGACTTTCAAGGAAACAAGAAAGCATATAAGATGTTATTAAATAACTAAAAGCCTATAAACACTGAAGATTTACTCCTCTTAGGATTCGTTTTAAGAGGAGTATTTTTATTAGTGGCACTATGTACCACAAGATTGTACAGTTTTTATACGATTACCTTAGTTGTTTAAACTGGGTAGTAATTATCCCAACCTTTATCACTGATTGTAAAAGTAAGAACTCCTGGATGTGACCAAAGTCCAGTCTGTGCAGTAAAATCTATGCTCTTATCTATAGATGGTGCTTGAAACCAAGTCCTGTCACCTTGTTGTTTCATTCTTAGGTGATGGTAATGAGCAGTTACTAGAATCTCCGAGTCACCACTAGGTAGAAATCCAAACATCTGTCCTTTCCACCATGCTTCTATCTTTGCCTCTGGGTTTCCTCCACGATTACCACTCATGTGTCCATGAGTAAAGCTACAAGACTTACCCTTAATCATTAATGTCTGGTGAAATCCCTCTGGTATGTTTACTTCTACCTTGCCATACCTATCTGGGTTAGCAGACATTATCTCTCTACATATCTGTAGGTGCATAGTATCAGAGTTATCTAATCTTGATGTAGCTACTTGACCTTTGCTTGTCCTAGACATTTCTCCATGATTACCTGGCACACCTGCAAGAACTAGCTTGGGTGCATGAGGTAAGAAGGTGTCAATCGTTTTCATAATCATTGACCTAGCTAATGCGTATTGCTCAATTAGAGAGAGAGAAACATTGTGTGGTTGGCTTTCGTAAAAATGTGGCGTACAGTTTTCTGTGAGGTCACCTAAACCTACCATATAGATTTCATCTATCTGTACTCCAAGTTTACGCAGGTCTTTAATCCTGTTTACTCCATCTTGTAATGCCCTATCGTATCTCTTGATAGTGTTCTCAACTCCATAATCTTTTTTTCCGAGTTGCCAGTCACTCATAAACCACATGAAAGCAGTATCACCTGCATTGTATTTCTTTTTTATGGGTGGTTTTTTCTTAGCATGTTTAAACAGCTCCTGAAAATATC